GTGGCGGTTTGTGTCCCCCAAAGTCCATTGTTTTCTTTGTCTATAAAATAGGCATCAAATTGGCTTTGTTTGTCTGTAAATGTTGCATACACTCTATGCAAGCTTAATGCCCCTTCACGATATTCAAATGTGAATCCGTAAATTCCATCACGTCCAACAGTCTTACTTCCGTATGGAGTGGTTGACATCACTGCATCTTCACCCCCTTCCTCAATGCCTACAAATGTTTTAATAGGATAGGCACGATTGGCTTTGTTGTCGTTTTTTAATAATGCGCTTAAAGTAGTCACAATGGACGCTTCCTGCGCTGGTGTAATAATTGTTCCCTTTTTTCCATAAAGTAACCCGAAAATGTTTTTCATTTCGAGTGGACAACCAATTAGACCCGTGTTAAATATGCTTTTATCGCATGTTAGTAAATTCATTTTTTTTAATTTTTTTTATTGTTTTTTTAAATATTTTCTAAGTATAAAATCGCTTTTGTGGAAAAGAAAAGTCCGTTTTCTAATGTGTAAATAATGTCGATGTATTGAACTGTATCTATTATTTCAGGTAAGGCAAAGTTTAAAATCATGCTGGAGTTAACTTCTGCATAATTCGTTAATGCTTCTACTCTATGATAAATGATATTACCATTTAAATCAACATCAACCGACTTTATCGCATTTGGTATCGCTCCTAATATTTCAGCATGGCTAATCATGCTTATAGGCATATACCCACCGCATGAAGTATTAACTCTAATATCTAAGGTAATATTAAACCCATAAGACATGAATCTTGAATCTTGTATTACAATAGGAATACTAACAAAAGAACCATCTGAACCACTAATAAACAATTCACTACTTGCATTCCCTCCAAAACGTGCAAAATCTATTGTATAAGGTGTTTCAGGAATGGCATCAATCAAAATTGAAGCATCTTCACAAATGATTGAATATGATGTGGAAGGGTCGCCCTGTGCTGTAAATGAAATTGTGGCGGTATTATCAATAGAACTTCCCGACATTTCAACTGAATCAATGCAAGAGTATGGAGATAGTTGGTATAGTTGCACGCATGGTACTAAATCACACATTTTTCGTGCTAATTTCAGGTCTAAACCTTCCATTACGATACCATCTAAAATATCAGGTAATTCATACCCACCTTGAGTCGTTTCGTTGCCTAAATGGTTCAAATCACGTTTTGGGAATGTCATTTTGTTCAAATACCCACTAAAGTAATTGCTATCCTTCATTACCTGCACCAATTCACTATAAATCGGATTCAATATTTTAGCATAGTTGTTCTCATACTTGTAGGGTATGTATTCGTTCTTTTCAGTCGGAGTCAAAATAACTAAATCAACTTTTATTTGATTGTTATTCATGTCATAACCTTCATTGTACGAATGGATTAAACAAACTAATGGATACTTTGTATCTTGATGCGTTTGGTCTGGACTATTCCCTTGCTCGATTAGCTCTTTTTTTATGTCAATCCAAGTGCCATGCTTAAATGATACATTAGGGATTGATAAGGTAGTTTCACTAGAAAGGTTTGCACTCACTTCTGCCACCAAAGATTCAAAGATTTTTGGTACTAAAAAAGCATCATATATGTAAGTTGTTGCCATTATATACCGAATCCATTTATTTTAGAGTGAAAATCATAGTTAGTCGTTTGAACCCCAATATAATCAGGATATGAAGCTTTATTGATAGTTAGAAAATCGTATAAAATACTATTCCATTCTACCATATCATTCCATGCGCTAATTACCTTTTGATTTGAACTTACTGCAGTGCCATTTGAAATATTGCTTTTTTGTTCACCAACTCCAGTTGTAGAGGTTGCCCTTGATTCTTGCAACATACAATACACATAGTTAGCAATAGGGTTAAATCCAATTGTCTTAAATCCTACCCATTTATTCAAACGCCCTAAACTATCTGTAAACTCCACACCATTTGCCAAATCAAACCAAATACCACTTGTTGGAGGTGTTGTAACAAGCATATTGGCAATTAGGTCTTTGGCTGTTTTATAGCCTAATACCTCTGTCAAATACTTGCTTTCAAACCTATCAATAAATAAAGACAATTCCGCCCCTTCATACGGTGATGAAGAGGTGGAAATTGCCATATTGATACTTCCTACAAAATGATTGCTTTGCGTGAAATTCATTGTTTATTATTTGTTATATGGCAAACTTCGTACTTCTGAAATTCTAACTGTTTGAGTCCCGGTGGGTACAAATCTAAGTCTAGTAAATAGTACTCTACCGCCTACATTAAACCACGTAACACCATAAACATACTTACCACCGCCTACATTTGATGTTAATTTGTATTGAGTAGCTGTTGTAGGTGTAAATGTTAGTGTGTCACAGTTGTTGCCGTCTGTACCACTTGCGCCTGTTAGTTTAAACCATGTTACACCATTATATGAACCTTCTTGAATTACTGAAACAGTTGCTGGCGTACCTGTTACTGTTGAAGCTGTAAAGTAGTGTACATAATTTGAAGTAGTTGCACCATTTAAAGCGTTTGCTTTTGTTATGTAAAACTCTGTTGTTGTATTTACTAAAGTATCTGTTACCTTAGTTGTAATATTAGAGATTGCACCACCTGTACCTGCATGATACATTGTTATTTGAGCTATGCCCTTATTTTGGCATCCCACTAAAATTGCTGACATCATCAGCATAATCATTATTTTTTTCATTTTTTTTAACTTTATTTATTTATAATTTTTTTTAATCTTGCAAAGTGGCAAAGCCTTTATTTATAAAAATTGTTGCTAGTTTAGTTGGCAAGGTATATTTATGCCCTTGTCTTAATGTACCCTTTTTATTTCCAATTATGGTAACTATTTTAGCATCATTTTTAGGCTTACTTGCAACTGTTTTAGGCTTAGTCTCTTCGATTTTATTTTTTTTAGACTTTGACATTTTGTAAAGATTTTAACTGTTATTTAATTATATAGCAACTGCTTCGATTAATGATTTAGCATCAACAAACACACCTTTAACCAATACCTGCGTATCATTTGCAGAAACGAATTGAACCAACTCTTGTTCTACTAGGATAGTTTTCTTGTTATTTGTGAAGTCGTTACCATCAAGTCCGATTTGAATGTTCATGTTGTCTGTAAATCCTACACCAATTACTGACAAATCACCACCAACAAAATCGTAAGAAGTACCTGCCAATGCTGTTGTAGGAATCAATTTAACACCTGCTACTGTTGTACCATCTACTGACTTGAAAGGCGGTAAAACATAACCACCGAAATCATCTTTTTCAGTGTCCATTAAAGCCAAAATGTCATTATCAACATAGAATCCTGTTGCAATACCATAGCTATTTTGAACTTGCAATACAGCCGCTCTAATAACATCAGCATAAGTAGGCTTATCAACTAATCCAACTAAACCTGCACCGCCTTTTGTACCTATACCACCATCAAACGCAGTAGCATAAGGTATTAAACCTGCTAAGTTATCCCCTGTGTTGTCACCATTAAACAATTGGTCTTCTGTTTTTATGTCCACACGCTTCATCATGTTGTTTTCGATGTAAGCAATCAAACGAGGTAAATAACGCATCATTTCAGTAGTTACTTTACCAAAAACCGCTATTTTCTTTGCTTTTTGCTCTTTTTCTTCATAACGAACAGATAATTGAGTTTTACCATCACCCTCACCAATAAAAATAGGCGTTCCTTGCTCATCTAATTCTTCAACCCAATTAACATAAGGTCGTGTCGGGTCAATTGGTGTAATTGAAACATTGTTTAAATATGTCAACAATCTTTTACGCAACGTACTAACGATGCCTGTGTTTTGCGTTAAATTTAAGTGTGTTGCACCTGCCCCAATTGTATTATCAGATTGCATTGTAACCGCTGCTTTAATTACTAAAGGACCAGTTTGTTTGCCCCCGTTTTTAACAATAGTTTCAATTTCTTCTTTAGCTGTTGCGAACGCATCCTCTAAACTTTGTCGAAATGTTTTTGATTGTTCACCATTGCCTTTTTGTTGCATTGCTAAACCTTGTTTAACTTGTGTATCATACAACTTTTGTGCTTGTGCTTTCAATTCGGTGTTACTAGCTTCTAATTTTTCAATCGCTGTTTTAACCATTCCTTGTGCTTCTTCCTTGCTTACCATTCCTGCAAGTTGTTCTTTTGCCACACTTTCCATCATGTCGAATAGGTCATTGTGTGCCTTGATTTCTTCTGTGCTATACGGCGTGTTATCCGCTTTTAATGCACCTTCTTGTAATTTTTTCATTACTTTTTAATTTTTGTTTTTAGTTAATAATTAATTTTTTGCTATAATCTAAATAGCTTTTGATTGTTTGAGTGTCTTTCGACGGGTCATTATTTAGAGTGTCTTTCGACGTGTCTTCTTTTGTTTCAATTTGGATAACGCTTGTAGCACTATTTGAACCACCAATAACGGGACATAGTGAACCTTCACCAACTATTGCCAATTCTTCAACACCAAAAAAATGTCCTGCCTTTTCGGCTTCTTCTTTGTTTGCTATTGTGTCAATTACATTATCATAAAAATCTTTATTTTCAACGAATGCTTTATCATTTGAATTAACTGCCATTCTAACCTTAATGTAACGCATCGCAAAGGAATTTTGTAGGCTTTTATCTTCTTTAATTAGGCTTAAATAGTCTGTCTTTACATTTTCTTCTGCAATCTTAAATAAAAGTGCTTGAGTAGTTCCATCTATGTTTTTACCTAATAAAGACCACTCGACATTATCAATGTACATTTCAATATCTTGCCTTTTAGTGATGATATTAGATAACCCTTTTAAATGACTATCAATGTAGTAAACTTTGCCTTGTTGATTGTTTACGGTTCTTTTGTAACACCCTTTTAAATGTACGTCACCATGTGAATCAAGCCATTGAGTAGAATTGATAACTGGATAAATATAACCTGCTTTATACCGTGCTTTATCGGCTTCATTCTTAGGAATTAAAGGCAAATTAAACACGCCTTGACCTTTATCAATAGACTTGTAAACAGTGCTAGTTTTTAACGATATAATAGTTTCTTCATTATCCTTTAAGGCATGAAATAAATCCTTCTGACTTGCAAAAGAATCTTTAAATAATATGCTTTCAAATTTCGTTATCATTTTACAACTACTTTTTTTGATTTAATAATTTTCTCCTTAGCTTTTTTAATCGCTTCGATTTCCGCTTTTGTTAGTTCTTTCCCGTTTGCCATGTTTAATTTATTAAATGGTTTAAAATTGGTTGGGCGTACTTGCCAACATGACTTTCCTTTTTAAAATCTTCGTTCATATCGACTTTGATTAGTTGAATATCATGTTCTATGAGTTCCCACTCACTTACACAATTATTATATTCTAAAAATTCTTTGTCACTTTCAAATTGAACCATGTTATTCACTAACTCCAATTTCCCTTCATCATTTCTTTTGCCTAATTTTTCTTGAATTTCTTTTAATAACTCTAAAGATTTTTCAGCTATTGGTTTGACGATTTGATGATTCTGCAACACAACAAACCAAAGGCAAGTGTTTTGTGCCTTCATGTACTCGAGAGAGTTAAATAATTCGATTATGTCTTTATTCTGCATTTTCTACTATTTCTAAAAGTTCCCAATCTGTGGCAAGTAATCCGTATTGAGGATTAACCCCTAAAATGTGTTTTACTCCGTTTATTTTAATTATTCTATGTCTTTCCCAAATGTTTACACCTGTTGAAGTGTCAACACTTGTAGCAAGTGCTATGTATTCCTGTATTGACATTCTATGAGTAAACTTTGAATCTTTGATAGGTGTTATGTCGATATTGCCAAAGTTTATCACATCAATCTGCCCGCTAGGCTCACCATTGTTTGGTTGTGCTGTTCCATAAAAACCACTTACACTAATTTCACCACTCAATAAATCTTCACGATATTCAGTTAATACCATGTGAGGGTAATCCATCTTAGTTTCAGGCGGTGAAATAATCACACTTTTATTAGATTTAAATATTATAAATTGTTCGTTTGCCATTTTATTTTTATGTTAGTAATCCGTAATTTCTAGCCATCAACCATAAGGCATTTATCATGTCACGTTCGTTGGTGGTGTATGTCGCCCCTGCTGTTAATGCTCCACCCGTTTGTCTAATTACTGGAGTTGCATTAAACCAAGCCATTTTCTTGTCAGCTGTGATTCGATACATATCAGTAGTGTCTAACATGGTTACTTTCAACGCATTTAATGAACTCGAAGCACTTGCACACTCTACATGAAGCCTTGCGTTTACACTTGTAGCTGTTGGTAACCCGACACCACAATTTTCAGGAAATAGAATGTCTTTATTTGTTTTGCCCCAAATCAAAGGCTTTGTGAAGCTATTGTTTACATAAAATTTCAATTCCTTGCCTGTATCGGTAAAGAATTGAAAGAATGTTGCTGTTGTTGCAAATTGTGCTATTCTTGTACCATTGTGCCAGAAGTCTAAAAAACCGCCTTTAGTTGCACCACCTGAAACAAATCCACAATAACCACTGTAAGTATTTGATTTATCCCCCGCGTAAATATTTGTAGCACTTGTAATTGAATCAGTTGTTATAATTTTTCTACTATAAAAATCATAATTTCCAATATTTACATCGGTTGTTGCACCCGAATAAGGAACTAAGGCAAGATTGCCACTAGCTAATATACTTGCTCCATTTATAGTTTTTATATTTGTACCACTAACCAATAATGGTTGATAGCCTGTTAAGGCATCTTCTAAATATTCATGATTAACCAAATACCCGTTACCCTCAGGGTAGCGATAAGTGTAGGACTTATCCTGTGGGTATAAAATCGTATGTGGTTTACCTAAACTCATTATGCTTCATTTGGGTTTTGGTTAACATTAGGATTTTCAATACCTGTGTTTGACAGTCTAAATGCTTGGATTAATTGAGGCGGTAACTCATAAAAATATAAATCCTTCCATTTCTCATTTGGTACTTTGTTTAAAATAGCACAAACTTCACCATAAGTGTATAAACCATTTTGCAAGCCTAAAGATAAACTTGTAACATCTTTTGCCCTTGTTTCGGCTTCTTCCTTTGCATCGGCTTGTAATGCCCCTATATGCCCGAAGTCAACATGGTAAGCTATGTTTGAATCTTTGCCTATGATGTATTCTGTTAATTGTTGGTAGAGATGTTGAGCAAATGGGATTATATTTTCATTGTATAACTCCTTCTTAGCCTCTTTGCGCTCACTCACATTCTTATTGCCATATTGAGCGGTTAATTCAGCTGGATAGCCAAATACTTCACAAAATATATTAATATCCTCTTTGGCAAGTTCTACAAATTGCATTTGAGCAATTGCATAACCCATTTGTTGCCAACTTACTTGGTCTGCAATCATTATCTTACTTTGACCTTCGTCGAATCCGTAATTATTCGTAAATTCTTCTTGTAATCGCCTCCTGTCTTCTTTCTTAAGTCCAATAGAACCACCATTCCCTTCTGCCGTTTGTGATAAAATCCCCATCGGGCTATTCATCATTTTACCCCTTGCCTTCAGATTTACCGCTAAATTGTTGATTACAGATGTCAAATACTTCAATCTTGATTCAGGTATGATGTTTGAAGTGGCAAAGTATGTCAAATCACTTATGATAAAGCATTGGTCTTTTGGTATTGTCTTACCACAAAATCGAATAGACTTAACTAAGTCCATCGCATCAACATTGTAGATTGAATTGTATAGAGGTTCGGTAATCCATTCAATCGTTACTTCACCTGCTGGCAATACCCAAATTGAGTCACTTGTATTAAATCCTTCGGGTCTTGGTTGTATGCAAACACAATGACTGTATAACATAGTCGTATAAATAACCTGTGTTAAAAATTGATTTCTATTTTGTGAATAGTTAGGACGTTCTAATAATCGCAAATAGTCGTTAATGTCGTTCTTGATTGGCTCGTTGGTATCAACATTAATTAATGATACTTTACCATTGCATACCGCTTGAGCTATTTTTAAAGGCAAATATGTCACTGGTGGACAGTCCCGGATAGCTTTTTCAATGTTTTTGTTACTTTCAAAGGTTAGGTAATTGTAGCCATTACCAAAAAGTTTGTAAAATGTGAAATTGCTACCAATTTTATTAATCGGTAGTGGCATTGAAACTGCACTAGATTTGAAGATATTCGCAATTGAACTGCCTACCTTCGTTAATATATTGCTCAACCTATTTATTTGTCCATCTTGTAACTTGCCTGCTATTTCAGCGGTACTAACTACAAGACGGGGTTAATTAATCAATCACAAAGGTATATTAATTATTTATCAATTTGCAAAATTATTTTTTTGCTTAAGTTTCAATCCAATAAGCGATATAGCCTATCCCGTCCATGTGGTGATTATACTTATCTATTGGTTGTCCTGTTGGCTTTCCGTCCTTGTCTAACATCCAAACGTATTGCGTATATTCGTCCCAAGCCTTATCCCCTTCCACTCCTTCAACAATGTTTACATTGTAGCTTTTAAGGATTTCAATTCTAGTCTCAATAAATTCTTTCCCGTTCAATCCTTTCTTTACTACACCATAAGCTGTGAACCCTTTTCTTAGTTGTGGATATTGCTCCAATTCAAATTGGGTAAAGTCTTCTGTTGTGAATCCTGCTCGCATCTTGCCTATCATGTAGCTACCTATGGCGCTATCAACAATAATAGTTTCCTTTTCAGTGAACCCTTGCTGACATAACCATATCATTACGTCCTTAAATTGCTTAGGTTCATAGAGTAAAGGCTTAACTAACATTTGTTTTTGGTGTACTTTTACTTCAGCTATTGCACAAGGGTCGTTTGTACCCCAGTCAATGTAGTAATACTTGTTGTAAGCAATGTTGTTGTACTCATCGAGGCTTATTCTATTCCATCCTGTGTAGATTTGTCCTTTGATTCCAGAGGAACATAAGCCTAAAATGTTTGTTTTATAATAATGAGGATTATAGTTTGCGTGTGTTTCATCACCATAACTCTCATATTTTTCAATCAACTTAGGCTGTAAATGTTTGTTGTCTTTGTAATTTGTAATGATGTACACCACCCCTTTAATCTGTTTAGGCTCAATGTAGTAATACCCATCATATTCACTAGGATTTATATTAAAATAACGCCTTATAAACCAATGGTCTTTTGTTGGTACATTTGAATTAACCATTACAAAACTGCCTTCATTCCTTACCGAATCGGCTAAGGTGTTAAACTTGTCTTCATCGTTTAAGTCTTCAATCTCTTCGATTAAAGCAATATCAATATCTGAAATAGATTTAAGATGTGCTACTTTGCCTGTAGTTGATGACCTAAAACCCATTGTAAATATTAAACTCCCTTCAT